GTTCGCCAGGAACACGTCCTCCAGGAGAATAAGTGTGTCTTTCTGAGAACGAGAGAGACGGTCCAGCTTCCATACGATAACCTTTTTACAGCGACCGGCGCGGACATCCGCAATTACTTTCTTTATTCCCGGACGTTCCAGCGTGGCGCCGGAGAAGCCGGGGTCAATATGCACGGCGTTGATGATATACCCATACGCAGCACAATAAGCGCGGAGACGTTCTTCTTGTTCTCCGACGCTATAACCCTCTTCCGCTTGTTCATTCGTTGATACGCGGATATAGAGGTCTACTATATTTTCAAGCGCTTCCATTGACAGAGGCGCCCGGATTGGCGTTGTTGTCATATTATACACTCCTAAAAAAGGGTACAAAAAATAGACCCAAAATATTTGGCTTGTGTTTTCGGGCCTTGCGGTGTATAATATATTTGCTCGGAAAGTGTTAAGAGTTATACACGGCATGGCCGGCCCTTATTGTTGCGCTAACAACAGTAAGGGCTTTTCCTTTTGTTATTCGTAAATTGTATCGTTACCGATTTGCAGAGATACTAAGGAATAGGCCTCGCAGGATTCGTCTTCAAATTCTATGATCATAACAAATTCTTCAAGTACAGATTCCTTTGTGCGATGTATTTCGCCTTCAATCTTATAACGCAAAGCGGTATTTACTATTTCATATTCTTTTACGCCGGAAGGAAGTTTACATTTAGGATAGTAGTCCTTCAATACGGTTTGCGCGTAGGATATAATTTCAATATCACTTGGCAAGTCGCCGTTTTCCTTCTGTGCTACAAAGTTTTCATAATCAGAGTTGCTATTGGATTCAGGAGCTTTCGTTTCTTCTGATAGCTTTTCATATTTTACATGGAGCTTATCGAAAGCGTCCTTTAGTGTGTCGTATTCTTCCTGAAGCGATTCCTTTTCAGCGACCAGCGCGTCGTATTCTTCTTGCGATACGCCGCCGGAACAGCCGGAGAGAAGCAGGCACGTACAACATAATAAAATAGGTATTCGTTTCTTCATAACATTCTCCTATTCCAGCATTTTTTCTAAGCGCTTCCGCAAGAGGCTTCTGATTCTGCCTCCCCTTTTTCTTCGCGTTCCAGTTCCCTACGGTACAGTTCTACGCGTTCATCAATGCTAAGGTTAGATAAATTTGCTTCCGGGTGCGCCGGAGCTTCGGCCGGAGCTTCCTGGAGAGCGTTCGCTACTTCTATAAAGTAACCCAGGATTTCCTTTTGTGTTTCCGGGCTTAACTTCACAAACTTCTCAATCGCCACCATGGCGCCACGGCTTAAATGATATTCAGCCGCCAACTCATTCAGAGCGTCGCTTGGTTCCGGTACGAACATTTCTCCGTTGCCACTTCGCAGCCATTCTTCATTAACATTAAATTCACGACAGATAAGGGAGCATACGGAGTCGGCAGGTTCGTTTCTACCTATTTCGTAGTTAGCGATTGCGCCGCGCTTAATTCCTATTCTATCTGCAAATTCCTGTTGCGTAAGGTTCAGAGCTTTACGCAATTTCTTTATTCTTTCATTCACGGTATCACCACCTTTCTGTCCCCTATTATAATTCAAGAAACCGAGGGCGTCAATAACATTTTGCAACAAACTCACAAAATAATACTTGACAAGTGCAACAAGCTGACATATAATTGCAACAGAAACACAAAAACGCACACGAAAACGCGTCAGTGTTTCAATAAATAACAAGCCATTCGGATGGAAGGAGGAAACTACATGGATGCAGTAAAACAGAAGGCTTACACAGAGGAGCAGCTTGCAAACACTAAGAAACTTATGGCGGTATACGCTACGGTTCCCGACAGAAACAAGCCAAAATCCATTGCCATTGTAAGCGCCTTCATGGACGGCATGGCAGCGCAGAGACTTTTGGACGAAGCGCAGGGTGTCATGGCACCGGCATTAAAAGAGGCATAGGAGTACAGACACATGGCAATAAGACATTCGAGCAGCATTAGCGGGCCGGTCGGATGCCGAGTAACTTATTAACATTTACCGAGCAAAGGAGAGAGACGATGAAAGCTATCACGATTTGGCAGCCCTGGGCGCAGCTTTTAGCGGAAGGCAAGAAGCACGAAGAAACCAGGAGCTGGGCGACAAACTACCGCGGACCTATTTTGATTCACGCGGCCAAAACGGACCATAGCGGAATACTTCTACATATCCCCAAAGCCGACCTGGAACATTTTCAGGCAGCAGGAATAACGGCGAGAATAGATGAACTTCCACTTGGTTCCATTGTTGGCAAGGCGAAGCTGACGGCCTGCAAGCTGATTGACGAGGAGTACAGCAACTTTGTAAAAGAGTTCTGCCCTGCAGAGTACGCCTTCGGAGATTTCACACCGGGACGTTATGCCTGGGTATTGGAGGAACCGGTTTTATTCGATAAGCCAATACCGGCATCCGGAAAACAAGGCTTGTGGAATTGGGACGGAGAGCTACCCGATGATTAGGCACGTTTTGGCGAACGGTAAGGAAGTCAAGAGCATAGAGGGCATGGTTGTACCAGCCAAGGGCGCGACAGCTTCCGTATACCAAATTGCGGCCGAGTTCGCCAGGAACAAAGTTGAGGCCGTACATAAAAAAGAGGAGGAAAAGGCAGATGCAACAGCAACAGCAACAGCATAGCGAAGTATTTCTTCGCATAATGGAACGCCGCAGACGTCGCCGGATCCGCAAGACAGCTATTCTTGTTGTTTCAGGAATTATAGTTGCAGGAGTGGCAACCGCAGTTATTGTAAGCCACGCAAAGACGAGACCCGAAACCAAGGCGACCGAGCAGGAAACTGAAACGGATAGCATTACATATATTCCGACGCCGACTGTGGGCGTTACCATTTCGCCGACCGAGGCAGAACCGACCACGAAACCGGCATATCAAACAATGATTCATAGTAAGGATTGGAGCGCAGAGGAGAGCTACCTGCTGGCCAAGATAGCCATGGCGGAAGCAGAAGGCGAGGACACCAAAGGGAAAGCCCTTGTTATTCTTACCGTTCTAAACAGAGTGTGGAGCGACCTTCCATACTTCCCGGACACCATAGAGGAAGTTATTTTCCAGGACGGAGCTTTTACACCGATTGCCAACGGACGCTGGGACAGAGTAGAACCGGATGCGGATTGTTGGGCGGCGCTTGAGCTTGTTCAGGTTGAACATTGGGACGAGAGCTACGGTGCTTTGTACTTTGAAAGAACCACAGAGGAAACGACCTGGCATACCAACAACCTCAAGGAGCTTTTCGTACACGGCAACCATACATTTTACAAGGAGCGAGACTAAATGAAAATGGCATTGAAGGGCGGCCAAATTATGATAAAGGACGCCGACAATATGCAGTTCACGATTATTAAGAGCTGGAACAAGATGAAGTGGAGCAAGGCAGAGCAGATGCTTTACGGACCAGCAGACGCGGAACTGCTTAACAGACTTGCCGGATTGGTACGCTTGCCGGAGCTGATAGAAAAGGAACGACAGCGCTTAAACGAGATTGCAGACGCAGTTGACCGAGAGCGCATGAAGGAGGAGCCGGAACCGCTTTATAAGTACCCGGTAAAATATCCACTTTTCAAACATCAGACCAGGGGCGCCAACATGGCACTTATTACATTCGGATTGATTGACCCACCGGGGAAGGAGGACGCAGATGCAGGAGCAGGAAAATAAGCAGGAAATTATCGAGCAGGAGGCAGACATTGAGAACTTTGTCGTAAATTATGCCGACGGAACCCAGCGCGTAATTGAGAAGGGCTTCTTTTGCGAGATGAAGGACGAGGACAACGGCGAGCAGACAATGAGCTTTATTATGAGCCATTGTTCCGGTAGAGACCTTGAAGCGATTGTTTTCGGTTGTATTCAGTTAGGACATAAGCTGGGTATGTTTAGTAACCTCCAGGACGGCGCAGATGAATAAGCCGGATATTTGGAAGAATATCAAAGGTTACGGCGGTAGATACCAGGTGTGCTTTACCGGCGATATTCGCAGGGTATACCCAAGTGGTAAGACAAGACTTATGACACCATACAAAAAGACCGGAGCCAAGCATCAGAAGATATTGCGCGAACGGTTATTTGTAAAACTGACAGACAGTAATGGCAAGGCTAAGGAAGTACCGGTACTTAAAATTATGGCAGAGCATTTCCTTCCACCACCGAAGCCCGGACAAGTACCCTACCACATAAACGGTGTGGTTACGGATAATTGGGCGAGCAATATAGGCTATATAAGCCGGTCGGAGCTGGGAAAGAAAACCGGCCATATTTCCAAGGCGCAGGCAGTTGTAAGGATAGACAGAAGCGGCGAGCTGGTTGATTCATACCGGAGCGCCAGGGAAGCGGCGAAAGCCTGCTTTATGAGCTACCAAACCATTATAGACCGTTGCAACGGATTCTATAAGAAGGGCGGTAAGAAGCACAGATTTAGATCTATATTTGCACCGGACGGATTCGCTTACGCATGGGACGAGGACCGGTATATAAATAAAACCTTGCTGCAGATTCAAGAAGCCATGAAGAACACCGCAGTTATTGTAAGCCTGGACGGCTACGATGTGTCGGAACCGGAGCTTGAGGCGGTCGGCGCGGATTGGTATCAGATATAGGAGGAAGCATGGCAGCAGGAAAAGATTACAGAGGCATTATCGGACAGCTTGAGAACCTTATAGAGCATTGTTCCGATATGGCCAAAGGCGGAGGCGAGGCGCCCTGGAACGAGGACGTAAAAGCCCTGCAGGAGGCAATAGATATTATAAACGACTACGAAAGCGTGGTTGATTATAACAACCGTATGACGGCACATTACGAGGTTGCCGAGAAGCCGCGAAGAATAGCGGCAGGCGTTTACGTATGCACGTACTGCGGAAAAAGAACACAACATAACCATTCGCACTGCCATTGGTGCGGAAAGAAATTAGGCTGGAGGTAAGCAGAATGAGCGAGAAAACAACAGAAAACAAGGCAAAGGTAAAAGTAGAGGTTACGGCGCCGGACGGACACGTAGAAGTGTTTACCGGAGATACCGCGATTGTATTTACCATTGAGAAGGGCGATGAGTTCATGGACGGCAAGGCGAAAATGATTGACGCCAACGCCGCATTTGTAGGACACGATATACCGGAGCAGATTTTCAGCCCTACGATTGGAAGCCTGGTAGGTTCCTTCGTTAAGCAGAGAAGCAAAGAACATCCGATGCTGGCGGCGTTTGAATTACGCAATATGG